AAGAAGGTAAGAAGATAGATAAACTTACCAATAAAATTACTAAAAGCACTCAAAAATCATTACTTACTAAAAAATTTAAAAAACCAATTAAATTTGTAAAGAAGTTAAAAAAATATCTTAAAAATCCACCAAGTAGTACCATCCTTGGAAAAGATTCAAGACCAAAGTATGATAATGCTATATCAGCTTTAGACCAAAACTTATCAAAATTAAAACAAAGTAATAAAGCAGCAAAGTACACTGCATTAATAAATTCAACAAATAAAAATCGTCCAGAATTTGAGGGAGATATCCCCATTAATAAAAGGGGTGGTGTAAAAAATAAGTTTTTAAAATACACAAAACGGTTAAACAAAGCAGAAAAAAGACCATTAGGTGATGTAGTTAGTAGAGTTACTAAAGACAGAGCATCAAGAGGTTTAAAAATTGGTGATATAGATTTTAAAAAATCTGAAAAATTAGCACAGCAAAGAGCAGCACGTATTGATCCTTTAACAGGAAAGGCAACTAAGAAGGGTGTTGAAAATTATATTTTAAACAGAAGAAACAAAAGTTATGTAAGTGATGCCCAGATGAAAAAAAATCAGGCACAAGCAAAAAAAATATTATCTAATCCAACAGGTAAAGAATATCGAAAGATAGAAAAAACTATCAATCAAAGCAGTTATGCTGGCAAAACAGCGATACCTGCAACTAAGAAAGAACTTAAAAAAACTTATAAAGCGATAAAATCATCTAAAACAGTAAGTGCTACACCTTTACCAAAAGTTTATGATCCAAAAGCAAGTAAAGAACTAGGCACAGATGTGTTTAGAAGAATTAGAAAAAAATTGTCTAGTAGTAAAACTCGTCCAGGTAAAGTCATTGACACACCAACAAGAAGGGTTAAATTATTAAAACCAACAAAAGTATTAAAGAAAATACAAAAACCAGAATTAGAAAAGTTAATTCCAAAAACTAATCCTAAAGTAACAACTACATCATTCATTGGACCATCTGTACCCCCAAAAACAACAACTACAGCTGCCACAAAATTGTCAAAAAGATTGATGAAGAATAAGAATAAGTACGCTGTAGGTCTAGGACTTGCTCTTGCAGGTGGACTTTATTTAAGAAATAGAGGTAAAAATAAGGAAGCAGAAAAGAAAAGACTTGCATTGTTAAACGTTCAAAAAGAAAAGGATAAAATACAACCAATGGATGTAAGTTTATTTTTAAATAGAACTGGTACATCTCCTAATAAAATTGTTGATAAAAGTAAACAATTTACTCCTAGTCCATACGCATATAGACCAAAGAATCAACCTAAACCTACATATGCAAAACCTACTCAGTATGGTTCATTTGATTCAAAAACTAAGAGAATGGTGCAAACAACTAAAAAACCTAAAAACATTAATAAGAATCTACCATAATGATAAAGTATAAATAATAACTGTAGCAACTGACTTGACACATGTTTAGAGACTTAAAAGAATATCAGGACATAACAAGGATTTATCAAGAATCTGTTAATATTTCCGATGAAGAGAGAAAAATAAATTCTTTAATATCAGAAGCAAATTTTTCAGAAGAAGAACTAAATTTTTTAATTGAAAATATTGATGAGATAGAATTATTCGATGAAGATTTTATAATTGAATCTAATGTGTCACAAGAGTTACAAGAAGCAATTGGAAAATTAATCGCTAAAGGTATTAGAAAGTTTGGTCCTAAAATTGTAAAAAAAGGAAAACAAATTGCCACAAAACTAGAGGGTGGTGTAGGAAAAACAATTAAAGATACTACAAAGAAAACTGTAAAGAAAGGATTATCAAAAGGAAAAGAGTTACAGCAAAGAATGTCAAAGGCATATGACAAGAACATTGCAAAAAAAGTGAGTGGTGTTTCTGGTAAGTTCTCTGGTGCAGTTCAAAAGGTAAAAGATATTGCTAAAAAAGCATTACCTCTTGGTATAGCAGGTGCTGTTGGTTTTGGTCTTGGAAAGGGAAAAAGTGGAAAAGGTGCAGATGAAGCTCAGAAAAAAGTAGAAAAAGACGCAGCAATTAAAAAGCAAGTTGATGATTATGTAGAGAAGAGAAAGAATCCAGATGGAATAAAAAAGATTGATCCAAAACAATTTGATAGCAGAGGACAAAAATCAGAATCACCAAAAGCTACAGAAACAGAAACAAAAACTGAAACAAAACCAAAGAAAATGCATCCTATTGAAAAGAAAAATAGAGCAAGATTTGGTGATGCTCATGTTGATAAGTTAAAAGCAAAACAGAAAGATTTCAAATTAATGAGATCGAAGAAGATGAGTAAGGATGATTTTGTTAAGAAATATCCAAACTCAATTACAGCACAGAGAGAAAGTAAATTAAGAGATCATACTGAATGGGATGCTTATGATATGGTTCTTGAGTATCTATTTTCAACAGAGCAAGTCGAATCACTTGAAGAGGCAAACTATGTTATGATGGAAATGGATCATCAAACAATTGGATCAATCGTAAATGATGTAAATGAATTTCTAGAAGAAGGTATTGGATCTGTTAGAATTCTTCCTGCATTAGGAAAAATGGCACTAGGTGCAGCAGGTGTTTATGGTGTAAAGAAAGGTGCAGAGAAATTAGGAACAATGTCTGGAACTCCAAAAAAAGAAAAGAAGGGTGGATTAATTAAAAAGATAAAAGATAGAACAGACGCTACTAATAAAGCTATTGAATCAATGTAATTATGAAACTCATTATTAATCGTGCTGACATCATCGGTGGTCTAAAGTCAGTCAAACTTGCAAAACTAAATCCCCAGAACTATCAACCTGGTGTTGGTGTGTCTGAGGACTTTGAATTATTATTAAACTTTAAAAATGGAAATAGAATTAACTGAAGAACTTAAAAAAGAATTTAAAAAATTAATTCACGAAGTTTTAGATGAAAGAGAGTTAGAAAAAAAGTTAAATGGTCCGTATGATTTTCCTGACTTTGTGCCATAATTGATACCAAAATAGTATAAATAAAGTGCCTTAAGGTACTATATGCTATCAAAATACGACAAACTATCAATCCATCGAAATCCATTTAGAGAATACTCCAAACCAATTCAATTCACATACAACAAATCCAAATATGCACAACTACGAATCTATTTTAAATGCGAAAGTCAATATTTCAAATCTAAGGAATCTGGGGGTCAAACGGATTAAGAGGTGGTGGTGACGGCCAAGTGACGGGATGTTTAACTATTACAACTCCTTCTATTACTCTTTCTACAATACCATTTGGGTCAGTCAAAACTAACTCATAAAAATATTTACCGTCTGCAATCTGAGCTGTTTGATCATCTGTTAATGATATTCTAATCTTACCTAAAACTCTATTTGTAAATGATAATGTAAATTGTGTAAGACTACCAAGATTTAATGTCCTCTGCATTTTACATGTGGCAGTAAATCCTGTTAGATTTTTAGCACTGTTCGTCGAACTATCTTCAAGCATGAAGGTCTGCTCAAAATCAGTGTACTTGTATATTACTAGATTGGTGCTAAAGACTGCCATATATTTTTATCTTTATTTATGGTGAACCATAATAATGTACGATGGTGTTAATACCTGCTCTTATCAGAGCGTTACCTTCGACTGCAACAAATTTAGAACCACTTGGACGAGTTAATACTACATCATATACATGTCTACCTGAACGGAAAAATTTAGTAACTGTAGCAGCAATTGAGATATTAATTTGTCCTTGAATAGTGCTTGATATACCAACCTGAATATCTGCGAACTGTGGATTTCTGGGATGCTTTCTTAACTTTGATTCTCCAGTAAAACCTGAAAGATCAACTACTCCAGTTCCATCAGCACTTAATAATGTTAAGTCTTCACTAAAAGTTTCACCAACATTGATACTTATGTTTTTTCTGTAAACAGTCATCTATATAATCGTTTATTGATATTTATGGATATATAGATATGAATGTGTTAAAATATGATTACTGTTTTGGAAGTCGATTATGAAAACCCTTGGATATATGAAGGTCGTCCTTTTACCTCTGATGATATTGGCGACAACTATGGGTTCGTCTATCGCATCACCAATACTACAAACGGAAAGCAATATATCGGAAGAAAATATTTTACTCAAAAAAGAAAACCAAAAGGAGGAAAACGAAAAGTTACCTCAGAGTCAGACTGGAAGCGATATTATGGAAGCTCTGACGATCTTAAACGAGATATTAGAGAAATTGGAAAAGACTCTTTCAGAAGAGAAATCCTCTCCCTCCACACAACTCTTGGAAAAGTAAATTACGAAGAGACAAAACAATTGTTCCTACACAACGTGTTGATGGAATCACTTGACGATGGAACACCGATGTATTATAATAGCAACATACTCGGACGCTATATGCGTAAAGATTACGGTGAATTTAACAAAGACTCTTAGAACAACTTACGATTGGTCAATAGACCGAATGAATGAACTATGCACTGATGGTGATGTAGAACAATTAAAAGATGCAATCTCTATTCGTCAAGAGTTTGCAGAGTGGTTACTAAGAGAAGATAAAGAAATCCACCACGAAATTGTTTCTCTCGAATATATGGGAGAAAATAGCGAGTATGATATATAATTTGTATTAAATAGTATTATGTTACAGAAAATAGTAAATGGAATCGCTATTGCAAGTGGTGTTGTATCTCTCACCGTTATTGGTCTTGGTGGTTACGTATTCATACGCAAGGATGCGATTATCGAAAACGTCAAAGGCAAAATAATGGAAGCTGTGATGCCAGGTGGAATGAGTGGAATACTTGGTGGAGATGGTGGTGGCACTGGAGCACTTGAAGGACTTATTCCAGATATGGGCACTTCTATGCCATCCCCTGACGCACCAACAGGACAAGCAGAACCTACAGCACCTACTTTACCACTTGGTTTTTAATCGAAAACAGTTAATATAAAGTTAAGATGTCTATATATAAATAGTCGTCTTAATTTTTATGGCTGAAGAAGTAAAAAAGGAAGAACCTAAAAAGGTAGGACCACTCGGTAAGTTAAAAGAACTCACAGAGGACAAAGAGGAGCAGATGGAAATCTTCTCCACTTTTGTGCGCTTGGGTATCTTAATCTGGAGTGGTGGAATATTGACATTAAATTATGTTTCAATTCCTAACTTCCCTCAGAAAAACATTGATCCAACTTTCATAGCGAGCGTCTTCACAGGAGTCCTAGCTAGTTTTGGAATCCAAACTGCAAAGAACAAAGATAAGGGTGCAGCTGCAAAACAAACACCACCTATATCAAAAGCAGATATGGAAAAACTCATTGAGAAAGCAGCTAATACTGCACCTGCACAAACCATTCGTATCGAACAAGCACCTATGGTACTTGCTCCTACTCCTAACAAAAAGGCATAATGGAAAAGAAAGAGGTGAAATGGTCTAAGTTATTTGCACTTGGATTGGGTGGAGTCGTTGGACTCTCTTATCTTGGAATGATTGGAACTCTTATAAATCGTGAGAGTAAATTACCAAGTATCAACGTGCCAGTAGGACCTTATACAGCATACGAAGCAGAAGTTGGAAAAGAGGGATATAAAATTAAATATCGTGCAAACGATCCTCTAGTGATGCATGTGGAACGGGATAGTAACACTAAGGGTGGCTTTCTTGGATTGGCTAATAACAAAGTTAAAACCATCGAACAATACACGATGGACGGTTCAGTTCACACAAAACCCAATAGTTCATCAACAACAATCGCAAACGGAAAATCCGAAGCATGTATCAAAGCAATCGGAGGTGCAGAAGGAACAGGAAGACTCGTTGGTTCCAGTATTGGTGCTAGTGCTGCTCCTGCTCTGTCTAATATTCCCTTTGTTGGTTGGGTTGCTGCTGGTTGGGTAACTATGTTTAGTGGCAATCAAGGTGCAGAGATTGGTGGTCAAATGGCAGAAGACCTAAACAAAAATTGTTAGTGTGTAAACCGACACATTGATGCGTAATTATACCTAGTATGTTATTATAAATAATAGCGTACTGGAGTTGAAACTATCATGTCCCATTACACACTAAGTTGGCACGACCAACTAAATGAGTATCACGAAATAGGCGAATATGCCGAAGACGCTTTTGAAGCAGTAAGACACGCAAGGGAGGATGTTCCGTATCTACACGAACATCCTTTTTCTTTGGAATCAATTAAGAAGGAGGAATAATGAAAAATCTACCCATCACATCTACCTTTCTTATCTTTACAACCATTGGAACCGCATTATGGTTCTATCCACAATACGCTTGGGCACATCCTATATTTGTATGAAAAAATTTAACACATCAGTTTTAGATCTTACAATTTACATCATTGATTTTCTCTATCGAGGTAGAGACTTTCAAAGATTCTGGGTTCTTGAAGTTATCGCAAGAGCACCATATTTTTCATTTATAAGTGTATTACATTTCCGTGAAAGTCTTGGACTTCGAGGAGAAGATCATATATACTTAATGAAGGAACATTTCTATCAGGCATTAAATGAAACAGAACACTTGGAGGAGATGGAAACTCGTGGAGGCAATGAGCATTGGATCGATAGATTCTTCGCTAAACACTTGGTTCTTCTTTACTATTGGATTATGGTTGCTTATTATTTCGCTAGTCCAATAGATGCGTATGATATCAACATGAAGATTGAGAAACACGCATATGAAACTTATATAAAATATAGTGCGTGGCATCCAGAGGATAAAAAGATTGCTGAGATAGCAAATGATGAACTGGAACATTCAAAAGAACTACATAAAGCAATGCTAATGATTGCATGAAAATAGAATTTGAAAAACAATTTGGCAAGGGTGTAGATCCTTGGTACGCAAAAGCAGAGAGATGGGCGAAGAAACAACGCTTCCCTATCTCTCATCTTGCTTT